AACTAATTAAGAGAAAATATTATGGGATGTTGGAATCATACATGTGCAGTAACGAACTTACCTATTCATTGGGAAGAAGAAGTTGAAGTTATTTTATTACGGTCGAGTAGCTTCGGCACAACTGACGGGTCATATTGTCACCCTGATTCCCACTGGACACCGATGCCTTTAACATTTAGTGGCACGTACAATGATTACGGCTCTGTTGAAAATTGCCATGGTCCAGCACTTGATATTATACTTGATACCATCCGTAAAAATTTAACTGAAAGGGAAGCCTTTCAAGATGAGAATGATTACACGCAGAGGGCAATAACCAAAGAAGGGTTTGATGTTGTTGAAATGGTTGACCTTGACCACGATGGGTTGTTAAGTATTAAGAATCCAATTCCAAATTATAAAGGACCAGAGGTTTGTCGCGTTAAACATATTGTAGTTCGTAAAGATGTCTACGAAGGTATAGTAACAAAAACAAAATATGGTAGCTGGTGGCGGGAAGAAGATTGTATCACTCTTGGGCAGACAGTTGCTAATGAATTTACGAAAGACCTTGATAAACTTCTTGACCCAGATGACCTCCCTACCCTTGACCATTTGAGTGATTTAGGTGACATGGATGCAAAAGAACAAATTGCATTTAGAAAAACCTTGAAGCGGTATCAAATGTACGAAGGCATTGGCACATCGCCAGTTTCTGAACTCCTTAATTATAGAGGTCAGGGGTCATTGGGCGTCGATAGACCCATCCACGTTATAGAAACATTAGTTGCTTTACGGGAAGAAAAATCAGAATTATATGATGGCGTCCTTGACAATGCGTTACGGTTTGCTTTCTTCAATCATTTTATGAGCGTCGCACGCAAGACTTATACCGTACCATCCGGCGCTGGTTCACAAGACGATTCAACGAAAGCACAGGAACTGTGCGCACGATTAACATTATCATCTGCTAAAGCACAACGCAAATGGCAGAAAGACCGATACGAGGAATGAACAATGTGGCACACAGGTTATGGGTACATCAAATACGACCCGTACCGTGGGGGAATGAAAAAGCGAACAAGCTGGTGGGCAGTTGTAGAAATTGACCGCGAGATTACGCGTTACTTCCGTTGGTGGGTTAAAAAAGAATTCTGGATTGACTTGAAGCAACCCTCTTGGGATGCACACATTTCTATTATCCGTGGTGAGACACCACCAGAACACCTTCGTCATCTTTGGAAGAAGTATGATGGACAGCGTATCGAATTCAGATACAAGCATCACGTAAGACAGTCTGGTGATACGACAGGGGGCGACCGACCAGACCATTATTGGTTTGTTGAAGTTGACTGTCCGTTACTGACACAGATTCGTGATGAATTTGGTTTTCCATCTAATTGGAAGCAACATATCACGATTGGGCGAACCTATTGACAATCATATATACATATGATATGGTTGATTATTATGAATAGGTATCCCAAACCCGGCGAAATATTACAAATCATGAATTTCATCGGCAAAGATTTTGTCGATGATATGATTGCACAGTTTGAATATCGCAATGGTGATTATATTTACGTTAGGACACTCAAGAAAGGTGTTGTAATTGAAAGATATATAACAGAGCTGGAACCATATGAATTACCACCAGCCAAATCAGAAATTTTGCCCTTGTGAGTCAACCGGATAACGGCATGCCTTCTAAGCTTTGCAATGCGGGTTCGAATCCTGCCTTGGGCGCCAGATAACATATAAAAATAAAATAGAGGAAAACCCGATGGATTTAGATAAAGACATTTCAGTATACGATAACCCAGATTATTATTTCTTTTGGGGTGGTCACTGTTCACAGTGGATGATATCCCCATTTGAAGAATTTGGCGAAACATTTAACACAGCAGAACAATTCATGATGGCGGCAAAGGCTAAGACCTTTGGTGACGATGAAACATATGCGCTTATCATGGCAGAAGATGACCCTGCAGAGCAGAAGAAGCTTGGGAAACTAGTTAAAGGTTTTACGAAAGAAACTTGGAACGACGTAGCAAAAGACTTTGTTACGCTTGCAAACTATGACAAATTTACACAAAACGCCGACTACATGAGATTCTTAGTAGAACACAAGGGAAAATTCTTTGTCGAAGCCAGCCCCTATGATGACATTTGGGGTATTGGTATGCCTCTGGGTGCCGAAGGCATTGAAAACCCGGCGAACTGGAAAGGTACTAACTGGCTCGGTGAATGCATTAACATCGCTCGTGATATGATTATTCTTAATGTTGTATATGACGGGACAGTAACCGAACTGCGAAGAAAATTAAACTGGAATGAGTAATGTCCGATATAGAAATCACTTGCCCCCACTGCAACGCTGATTTACGCGGCAATAAAATACCAGAAAACGACAGGGAATTTTTTGGTGGTAAAGAATATTTTTCGCGGTTGATTGGTATAGAAGACGATTCATACGACGGCGTCAGTTATTGGTGCTGCCCTGAATGTTGGACGGTATGGGATAGGTTCACGGGTAAAATTAACACAACTATACAGCACACCGACAAATGGTTTACGGCATACCAAAAGGCAGAACAATGCAAAGATTCAACCGAATAAGCAACTTTACAGAAATAATAACCCTTGCCGATACATCAACTGGCGGTGGTGGGCAAATTTATCCCAAGGCTACTCTAGTTGACGCTTTCGATATTTATATGAGCAAGAACGTAGAATTTCGCGGCGGATGCGTTGACGCCCCCCGTGATGCAATCGATGACAAAAACGTTTCGCACTATTTGCTTGATACGTGGTTCAACGGCGATAAATTAATGGGGGATATTGAAATTATAGATTCTGATATGGGTAAGATACTTTGTGATTTATTGGATAGTGGTGTGGATATAACATTAGCATTAGCCGCCTTCGCCACATTCAAACCCTCGCCACCAGAATCCCGGGATTTGTTTGGTGATTATTCCAACGTTGAAAAATCGTCAAAGGTGGTTGATACAATGGTAGTATCGACAGTATACGCAACACTTAAAAGTAACACAACACATTAACAATTGGGGTATGGTGTAATTGGTAACACACCAGATTTTGATTCTGGCATTTGGGGTTCAAGTCCCTATACCCCAGCCAAGAGGAAAATATGTTTCAAACAGGTTTAGTTTTCAAAGATGGGAAAGTTATTGCTCATAGGAGCCACCGAAAGATTTTCTTTAATCCAATACTAAGAAAATTGTTTGGGAAAGCTATTGGTTCTATTATAACTGACAATAAATTTGTTGGATATAAACTAATAGACCAAACTGAACCAACTGGTTGGTCGTTTAAAATTTATTTTGAATATGATTATATAGGTAAATGATATGTCAGAAAAAGAATCGTTAATAATTTGTAATATAAATTTAGGTCGTCCACGTAAATTAAATGATGTGGAAGCCGACCTTGCATGGATGGCGCCTCCAACCCTTGATGGTTTTTATACAAACAATTACCCTGCGTTATATGAAGCTATGGGACTAGGTTCAGAACCAGATAGCATGACACGCTTAATGGCTGTTTTACCGCATCTTGCTAAGTACTATGGCATTGATAAAGATGCATTATTAGAAGCATGGACTGCCGAATACGGCATGGCACACTTGAGAAAAACATTATGACAATTGAAGAAGAATTTAATGAATGGTTCGACCAGCAACTCGCTGACGGTTTAGTTGATTTCAAGCTGGATGTACGCAGTGCACCAGAAGGTTCAACTAAAGAAGAAGTCATGGCTGAAATTATGTTGATGGAAAAAATGATAGCAGCAGGTGAAGTGGAAGAATTTCCACCAGAACCGGACCAACCGTGTTCACCGGGCGCAGACTATATTATCTGTTCCTGTATTGCTGGCATGCCTATCGACCCCATTCGTCTTCAAAAACTTATGGATAACGAATAACGCGCTTGTGGTGGAATTGGTAGACACGCTAGTTTAAGGTACTAGTTGCTTCGGCAGTGGGGGTTCAAGTCCCCCTTAGCGCACCAAATCTTTTCTTGACTTTAAGGTTACAACCTGTTATAGTCATCTTTTCTGGTCCTTTAGCACAACTGGTTTAGTGCTCCCAACTCATAATTGGGCTTATCTTGGTTCGAGTCCAAGGAGGACCACCAACAAATTAGGTTATAATATGACAACTACAATGCACGTAAATAAAAACCATCCACTCGCAAAGTTGTTTGATAAAAGAAACAAAGACAGCCCCAAATTGGGTATGAACAGCCCCAAATTGGGACCGGCGCCAGAATATAATCCTCTGGTGGACAAATATCCAGAAGAACTACATCATCGTATAATTTATGCGGCAATGCAATGTGGTTCTTATATGCGCGAAGGTTGGTACGAATTGGTACTTGAACTAGATGCCGCAATATCAAAAATCTATCCATTCTACACCATAGACCAAGTTAAAGAAAAATTTGGTGGACTACGGTACTATATAGGCATTCTGCCCGATACACTCCCACAACAGCAGCACGACAAAATATACGAATTGATTAATGAAGCGGAAGAAAAATCCTACAACATTTGCGACATTTGCGGCAACCATGGTAAAACCATAAAGGTTGGTGAATATTTAATAGCAACGAGGTGTGAAAAGCATGACGACAAAGACGCCTAAGTACGACGAGGATGGTCTGGATAAAGACGGACACGACTGTTATTATAACCTGCGTAAATCGTTCGAAAAGATTGAAGACTCTTGTCATCCTACAGACGGGGTTTTATTTACGTGGACTGCCAAAGGTACAGGCTTTGGGGAGTTATATTTTTACCACAAGGATGGTAAATTGAAGTGTGATAGCGAAACCATGGGTAAAGAATTTGTTAAGCGGATGCTTTGTCAAATGGTTGATGATGCAGAATTCGACGATTAGGAGAATAGTGTTTCACTTTTGTTTCCCTTGACTATATATAGTATTGTGGTATACTTGTACAGTTCCACAATAATAATAATAATAAAAATAGGAGAAACAATATGTCAGAAGATTTACTTCAGGACGCAAAAGATAAAATAAAGGCTAAGATTGACGCAGCCGAAAAAACAAATGGCACAGATGAAATTATATGTATCGTTGACCGCTCTGGTTCAATGAGAGGTATTCATATCGATGCGGCTGGTGGTCTTAATTCATTTATCGATGAACAAAAAGGTGTTGGTAAAGCCAACCTAACTATTGTAGAATTTGATACAGACGTTGATACGGTCTGTGACCAAATTGATATCAACGAAGCGACAGAATACAAACTGAAACCCCGTGGTATGACTGCGTTATTAGACGCAATAGGTTTAGTTATCGGTGACCCCGACAAATACGAAACCAAAGATGGCAAAACCATTGTGGCAATCGTTACAGACGGTGGTGAAAATTCCAGTAAGGAATGGTCACACGCCAAAATTACTGAGTTAATTGAACAACGCAAAGAAGACGGTTGGGAATTCTTATTCCTTGCTTCAAACCAAGACGCAATTGCGGTTGGTACTTCTTACGGTTTTGCAGCAGAAGACACCGTTAGTTTCGGAAGCAACGAACGTGGCATTTCAGCCGCTATGGATATGCAATCGTCGTATGTTGGTTCATTGCGTACAATGTGCAAAGGTGATGCATTAGCTGCCAAAGCAATGTATGTCAATGTGTGTGCAGATTTATCAGATACGGGTGCGGTTGACGCAGTTGACGACGCAGAAGACATTAAGTCTTAAAAATTAAATATCAATCTGGGTAATCGCACTACGGTGAGGAAGCTCGGGACAGGCTCGAAACTAGTAGGAGAAGAAATTCGTTTGTACTACTAACGTGGCTTGCAACGCAAACAGTTCTAGGGAAGTTTCACCTTACGATGGACGGGTCGCGGCCAACAGACGAATGATTACCGTTATACAGAATCCCGGCTAGTGATTGATATTTTACTATTAAAAGATACAATGAAGTATTTCAGCGGCAATCATTTCAGGGTCAAGGTTTTTATCTTCGACCCTGAAGTCGTATTCGTCGGGGGGAATAAATAACTCATTTGTATCTTCAAATGGTCCCTTTTCAATCCTATCCACCCATATAACATAAGCTTCTTTAGTATTAAAAGCTTTGCGGGTTTCTGGTGTAGGGCATACGAAATCTATAACACACATATTACCAGATTCAACGACTCTGTCTGAAAGCCATTTCATGGTTTCTGCTTGTTTGATTCTGTCTTTCAGTGAGAATTTAAGATGGGAATTTATATTAGCGCGCACATCATCAGCATTCCAATAAACAGCAGTGTCAACCACATCCAATATTGCACGAGCTAACGTGGACTTACCAGAACCCGGTAATCCCATTATCAATATTTTCTTTTTCATGGTTTTTATACTTTTAAGTTTTGCCCATTAAACGTGCGTTTAACTTCTTCAACATCTTGCTAATACCCTTTCTTTTGGTTATAGCAGACTTGCGTTGAATAACATTTTTCTTGGAACGCATTACTTTTTTACCAATGCGTTTTCTTTTAGGGTCTTTTCGTATTCCACAATTGCCGGGTTTAGACACCAGCCTACCCTTTTTCTGACCAGACATACAGCGGTATTTCATAACCCTGCCACCTTTGGCAGTCTTCTTCCATTGTCTTACAGCACCCTCATCCAAGATATTATCATCTTCGTCTACTATAACACATTCACAATCATAAAGCAATTCATCTACTTTCATTATGCCATCCCTGCTACTGGTCGCGCACCAAGCTCACCCTCGCTTCCCATTTCCTGCGCGGTTTTCTTTTCTTTGGCTGCCAGTTGTTTAGCAGCCTGCGCAGCAAGCTTTTGTTTTTGAATAAGCATCAACTTTTCGCGTTGATTTGGGTCATCGGTTGCCTGCTTAACATCACGCTCTTTTGTAACAGCCGCTGCCTGCTGTTGCTTGCGAAATCTGTCAGGACTTCTTGCGGCGGTTTTTACATCTTGCATTGCTTGTGCAGGGTCATCGCTGACCATTAATTCCATTAGGTAATCCTTAAATGTACAATTTTTAATTTCTTCATTCATATCAAATCACCCTTGGTGTCTTAAATTTTTAAAGATAAGGTTAGTTAATTCTGTTAATGTGATTTCATCACTTTCGTCATCTTCATCCCTTACGTCGATAGATTCAAAAGAAAGATTAGCTTCCGCGTCTTGTGCTTTTCCATGCTGGAACCTTGCTAGTTTTGCTTGTTGCTCGCCTTCTTTTTTGCGGGACTTTTCATCCTTTTCGGCAGCTTCCATATCATAGACTTGTTCTTCGCGTTTAACTTTATGCGCCGCACCTTGTGCAGAATACTCTGCTTCTTTAGCGCGTGCTTCTGCTTCGCGTGCATTAGCATCCGCCATCTTAGCTTCAGCATCTGCTTTCATGACATCAATCACAGCTTGTAATGCAGATTTTGCATCATCGTCAGCTTCCATATCACCTTCTTCGTCACCAAGACCTTCTAAGTCACCTTCTTCGTCGCCAAGGCTTAATTCTTCGCCGCCAGCAGCGGGGTCGCCACCTTCAGGACCAGCAGCTGGGGCACCGTCAGGACCAGCAGGAGCTGCTCCGCCCTGTGCAGGGTCTACAACTTCTTGTTCTTCTTCTTCATCCGTTTCAACACCCGGCCATTCTACATCAACGATATCAAATTTGTCTTTTAATTCATATAACACTTCGGCAATTTCTTTACCACCAACATTTTCTGCATCTGGGTCACCACCGTCAGCTAACTGACCAGCTAACATAGATGCTAAGGTATTTTCAAATTCTTCCGCTTGGTCTGTCTTAACGAATACTTTTACAAGGTTACCTTCGTCATCTTCTAAACCAAATGCTGTCGTGTCGTCGTTCATTGTTTCTTGTTTCCACGACGAAACATTTTTCTACGCTTCTTTTTTGCCCCCTTGACGTCTACTACATTGCCGGGTGCGAAAGCGCCGCCTGCTACATCACCAGCACCAGTTGAGCCACCAGCTGCCATTTCATTTATAAGTGTTTTCAATAAAGACATAATATTTTTCCAAGATTGTGTATATTCTTAACTATTTATACGTTTTAGATTATGAAGTTACATTTTCGTAGACGAAAAAAATCCCCGCGAACGGGGATTTTCTAAGATTCCAAATTAAAAAGGAACTTATTTAGCAGCTTCTACAGCTTCAGCAGCAGCGTCTTCTGTGTCAGAAGCTGAAGCTTCATCTGTGGTGACGTTCGCCGCTGTTTCTGCCATGGCATTTTCTGCCACAGCAGCGGCAGTTTCTTCGCGTACTTTAGCAACAATTTGCGCCGAAAGTGTTTGTTTAGCAGCTTGTAGAATAGCCAGCTCACCACGCGCATCGGTTTCTTTCTGGTTCCAAGCGTTGTATACTTCCACTAAGCTCTGAGCTTCTTCAGAAAGGGATTCCACTGCGTATGGGGTTTCGTCGATATTAAGGACGGTAATGTCGTTTACTGTTGGCATATTATTCTCCTATATTTTAATTATTATTATGCATAAGTTACTTTATTTATCAAAGGGTACACGACGTGAGCATATCCATTAATTTGTTTCCGTCGGCTTTCGCTTCTGGTTGTTCATCACTCAATAAATCGTTAGAATCATCGATTGAATTTGTCTTAGGTTTAAGGTTAATTTCTAACTTCTTTGGTTGACTATTGTCATCCTCATTAACTATTCTAAGGTATTTAGGTTCCCATTTAAGGTGAACTTGTGTTCCAAGACCATCACTATTTCTAGTCTTTTGTAATATGAATATTATCTTACCCATTGCACGCATCTGCTCAGTGAAAATAATTGACCAATATACATCCGATACGTTAATTTTACTGATACCACCTGCTATCTGTGCATGGTCGTGGTCGGTCGCGCCTACTGCACTACGGTTAAGTTGTGACGCTGTTGCGATGTACATGTTATAGTCCACACCAATCTGTCTAAGCTGTTCAGAACTACGTTTATCTTTTTCAAATACGTTGTCTGCTGATACATGCTCATTTGGTGCCATGTTATCGAGATAGTCCAATATTAACATATCAGGCATCATACCGTAATGTAAATTGAATTCCTTTAAATATGCTCGGATTTGGTAGGACGTTGTTCCAGAAGGCATCTGGATGATGTCCAGTATCCCTGTTTCGTCACTTTCCCCGGCCATTGTAATTCTGGTAGAAATTTCTTCCGTATGGTCTTTCCAAATCTTTCTACTAATACCAGTAAACATGGTATCGAATCGTTGTGCTACTACATCCTCGTCTAGTTCTAAGGAAATGTACAGTACATTCAGTCCACGATTGATAAAGTTAAACCCAAGGTTCGCAAGTACAAGCGACTTACCACCGCCAGAGTTTGCCGATACCAATAATAGTTCTTTGCGGGATATCCCACCAAACAACGCTTCGTCGATGTCCGCCCACATAGTAGGCGCAACGGGGTTTTCGTTCAGCATTCGTTGCAACCGCGCATCAACGTCGTCAAAGTATCTTAAGCCTAATTCATTGGTTAATGATACCATCACGGCATCCTTCACCACTTCTTCGGCTTCGGCATATTTGCCTTCTTTGATTAATGCAGGAAGAGCATTTGATGCCTTACGCATCGCTGAGTGTTTGCAGAATTTTTCAATTTCTGCTGAACAATATTTAATTTCATCTGTGCGAATTTCGTGCGTACCGAATTGAATGCTTGTTTCCGCCTCAATTTGAATTGGGTTGGGTGTGGCGCTATATTCGTCGTAATATTCTTTAATGAAAGCGACTGGTTGCCTGAATTCAGGGTCAAAGTAATCTGCAACTACAATGTTCTGACAAAGGGCAAACGTATCAGTAGAAGATATTAAATATTCTATCAATAATTTCTGTTTTTTTGTATCCATTTTTTATTATGTTTGTACAGACCTTATAGGTGGATATGTATCTTGTATAATTTCCTTATCTGCAAAGAACTCACCCGTGTCGTATACGAATGTAAAATTGTTATCAGATGAAGTCACGTCGAATACGTCAATGTATTGAGTTGTGATTTTATCTATATTATCGAATGGGTCACTCGCAATTAGAATATATACTTCATCTTGCGCAATCGTTCTCGTTGTGTTTGTAGGGGAACCTACTACTGTTGTGATGCTATTGAACTTAAATGTTGAGCCAGAAGCGATGGTTTCATCTGTAAATTCTGTTACGCCATCAAGTCCATTGAAGCTTCGTACTGTAAAGGTCTTACCTTTAATAATTACTTTATCAATATCACTCCATGCGGAGTTGGTACCTAATTCGCTATCATTGGCAGTATACGTAGTTGTTATTATTGCATTTGTTGTCGTGGTATATTCTACACCAAACGCAACGTCATCGGGTTCACCAACCGTTGAAATTCTGGTTGCTATGGCAATATCGCCAGTAAGTGATAATTGTTGCAATTCTTCCGTTGTGATATTTAACCCAACAAAAGGCCGCAATAAATCAGGGTCTGACTGCCGCGCAACTAATTGTGCTAATCCAGCCACCGCCGATTCAAATGTAAGGATAATATTATCCTCATCGACAATAATCGTATCAACAGGGATTATTTCTTCTTGGTTGTCGGGGTCTGCTTCCGTTGGAACATTAATGAAAACTGATATTGATGGGAACGTACCAAGGTCGTGGTTTATAATCCAGTTATCTCGTTCAATCGTTTGTTCATGGTTATATAAAACCTTTCTCTGCCGCCAGTCATCAAGACCAGCCACTTGGTCAGGCAATCTACCCCGAACAAAGTCGGCAAGAACCTTCGTTTGATACAATTTTCCACGACAACCGTGTGTAATTGTACAGCGTTGAATGTTCTCTAACCCTTTGATATTCCGTTCAAGTTCAATGTCACGTTTACAAACGTCGCATTTATAGACTACTATTGCCATGATTCCCTCTTAGTTTATACTATTGCTATCTTAGATGTAGTTCTAATATAGGCATCTTCCAAATCCTTTGGAACATTTGTTGGTTCTGCCACGACAAATTTTGTGTAAATCTTAATATCGCTTTCGCTGTCGCTGCTTGGGTTATCTGCCGATGGCATGAAAGGCATCATACCTAAGCCAATTTGACCACCTTCTGCTTGTTGCATTACCAAAGTGCGCGCTGTTTCGAGGATAATAAACTCTTCGTTCATATAATCCATGTCTATGCCTTCTACTAATTTACCGATGACTTCATCACCAGTCGTTAATTTAACCACTACTATTTTCATACGTTATCTCCTATTTATTGTTATTATCGTATATAAATTGCGTAAACATCAAAAGGCAAAAGGAGCAGAGACTGATAAAACATCTGTATTTCTTTGGGTGATCTATATGAACCGTAAATCCACAGTACGTGGACGAGCATGAAGGAAGCGTACATTAATGGGTGATTTGCTAGTTCAATAGAAACTGTCAAAACCATTACGCTAGTTACCATGAGGAACGCACCAAACCACTTTGCAAGCTGTGGTAGGTTATCTCGATAGAAATATAACCACCAAATTTCTTGTGTTGAAATGGCGAAGTCGTGCATATTTACCTTTTTTATTGTTGTTATGGTATATATGATACTACGAAATTAAAACGCTGTCAATAGATTATTGTAATCATTTACCACAGATTTGCGGATTGTGTAATAATATGGGATGCCATATGTGATTATTTCGGCACCAGTTGCCAACCCTTCTTTTAGATTGTCTGACCTGTAACTGAATTTCATCAGCTCTACAAAGACCTTATCCGCAGAACTTTCGGTTAATTGGTTGAAAATTTCATTAAAGGTTTCGGCATAGTTTTCTGAAGAATTTGTAACCCCTTTATTGTAGATGAAGTCGTACCCATCTATTGGGAATACATAGAATGGTTCAATTGTATCGTCTATTATCGTTTTGCTTTCGAGAAAGACTTCACCATTTGCGAATAGTGAACGTTCCCTGAGTTGATGCATTTCGTGTTCAAATGCTTCATTGAATGAAGTAGCGAAGCTGCTTACGTTCTTTCGTTTACGAATTTTAACCTTTTGGAAGTCTTTATATTCTTTGGGTAATAACTTAACCATGGGAAAGCCACCAGATTCTGCAAAGAACTGGTGGCAGTTTTCCCCTATGGGTTCGTATCCACTATAATCAGTAGAATATAATACATCATTTAAAAGCATATATGTATTTATGCTTTTAATATGACGTAGTTGATTCCGCCTCTAAGTCACGAATTAAGTCATTCGCACCCTGTATAGCTTTACGCGAAGCATAAGTTGGCTCGCGTTGGATTTTATCTACCAAGTAAGCAAAGTCCACTTGGTAATCGTACAAGGTGGTAGTTTCCCACAGACCCTGCTCGTTTTGAAAACGTACCGCGCTTCTGCCCAGAACATCACTAGCTTTATAAGCTGCTTTGCTGAACGCACGATTAAGGTATTTCACCACGTCGTCTAAGTTGATTTCTTTTTCTACCATTTTTATTATTCTCGAAAAAGTTGTAGGGGCATCGGTTGATGCAACACTCATTTGTGCCCATTCATTATATTGGAACGAATATATTTTGTCAACCCCAATTTATATAATAATTAATCTTGACGAATCAATGCTTTCCTGCTATTATATGTGAAAAATAATAACAACAATAAATAAAACTACCGCAATATGAAAGACAAATATATTCAAGCCCACATGGCAGCAGCATATATCTATGCCGCTTTATCCTCTTGTGACCGACGTCAAGTTGGTTGCGTTATCGTAAAGGATAATAGTATAATTTCGATAGGTTACAACGGCACCGCGCCGGGTGAATGCAATTCTTGTGAAGATGAACATGGCGAAACACTTGCCAGTGTCATCCATGCAGAAGACAACGCCTTACAAAAACTATCTGGAAGTACCGCATCTGCGAAAGGCGCCAGCGCCTTTATAACCTTATTCCCCTGCAACCTTTGCGCCCCGCGCTTAGTTAATGCTGGCATAAGCACAGTGTACTATTCTGAAATTAAACCAACTAAGAATGGAGTAGAATATCTTAAAAAGAATGGCGTGAAAGTTATAAAAGTTACAAAAAAATAATAATAAGAAGGAAATCAATATGTCAGACACTCTACTTGTCACTAAGCGTGACGGGCGATTAGAACCGTTCACGTTCGATAAAGTACATACCGTACTCTTTTGGGCAACAGAAAATGTTACAGGTGTATCCGTTTCAGAAATTGAAATTAAAACACAGATGCAACTGTATAATAAGATAACCACCGCCGAAATTCATGAAGCGTTAATCAAATCATCCGCAGACCTTATATCAGAAGAAACACCTAACTACCAATACGTTGCCGCGCGGTTGGCAATCTTTACGTTGCGTAAGCAAGTGTATGGTTGTTTTGAACCACCAACTATTCGTGAACATGTCCAAATCTGTATTGAACAGAAAGTCTACGACAAGGCTATCTTGAAGCATTATACGAATGGTGATTGGAAACGTGTAGAAAAGATTATCAAGCATGACCGTGATTTCCTATTGTCCTATGCTGCCGTTGAACAGTTCCGTGGAAAGTATATCGTCCAAGATAGAACAACAGATACATATTACGAAACACCACAGATGTCATATATCATGATAGCCATGACCCTGTTTAGGAAATACCCCAAAGAAACCCGCATGCAGTATGTCCGTGACTACTATGATGCCATATCTAAAGGCACTAAGTCAACCCTGACATTACCAACACCAATTTTGGCTGGTGTTCGTACTCCCACGAGACAATTTAGTAGCTGTGTATTGATTGAAACGGGTGATAGTTTGGACTCAATCAACGAAACTACCAGCAGTGTCGCGGACTATGCTTCGCTACGCGCAGGCATTGGTTTGAATGCGGGTAAAATACGTGCTAAGGGTTCCGCTGTGCGCGGTGGGGAAGTTTTCCACACGGGAAACATACCTTATTACAAATACATGTTGGGTGCCTTAAAAAGCTGCTCACAGGGTGGCATCCGTGGCGCCAGCGCAACCCTATATTTCCCCATTTGGCATCTTGAAGCGCAAGACTTACTCGTTCTTAAAAATAATAAGGGTACAGAAGAAACCCGTGTCCGACACATGGACTATGGTATCCAGATAAATGGTTACTTATATGGTCGTTTGATTAAGAATGAAAAGATAACCTTATTCAGCCCACACGATGTGCCCGACTTATACGATGCATTCTTTGAAGACCAAAAACTGTTCGGGGAACTGTATGAAAAGTATGAACGTGCATATTCTATTCGAAAAATTCAACTTCCTGCACTGGAACATATTTCGAACATGTTGATTGAACGGAACAACACCGGACGAATTTACATCCAGAACGTTGACCATTCAAACACACATAGTGCGTTCAACCCCGCTACAAGTCCGATACATATGTCTAATCTTTGTGTTGAAATCACCTTGCCGACTTCAGAACTGACGCGTAGGAGTCGCATACCTTTTATCAAAGAGCAATTGGAAAAATTCCAATATACGACACCACAAGCATTCCGTGAAGAATATGGTGAAATAGCCTTATGTACATTGTCATCGCTCAATTGGGGCGCAATAACGGAGCCATCAGACTTTGAAAAACCTTGTAAACTTGCAGTCCGCGCCCTTGATGAATTGTTGGATTATCAGAACTATCCTATGATAGCCGCTGGCGTTCCCGCCGCGAAGCGTCGCTCATTAGGCATTGGTCTTTGCAACCTTGCTTACTTTATAGCAAAGCACGATAAGAAATATTCAGACGGCAGCGCCAATGATTTGGTTAACGAATATGCCGAAGCCATGTCTTACTACCTTATTAAAGCGTCTATGGAATTGGCGAAAGAAAAAGGTGCGTGTGATTGGTTTGATGAAACGAAATATTCTAAAGGGATATTCCCAATACACACATACAAGAAAGAAGTTGATGCTGTTCTTAAAGGTAAAAAGAGCTACATGGATTGGGATAGTCTTATCGCCGATGTGAAACAACACGGTATGCGTAACTCAACAGTCATGGCACTGATGCCTGTCGAATCATCTTCGCAAGTCATTAATGCAACCAATGGTATAGAACCACCCCGCAGTCCCGTATCTATTAAAGCGTCTAAAGATGGAATTCTTAAGCAAGTTGTTCCTGAAATGCGCGGATTGAAAAACAAGTATGAATATCTTTGGGATATGCCACATACACGTGGCTATCTTGAAATCGCAGGGGTTTTCCAGAAATGGACAGACCAAGCAATTTCTACGAATACATCATACAATCCAGAAAACTACGAAGGCAATAAGGTTCCTATGTCGGAACTTATCAAAGACGTAGTATATGCGTACAAGCTTGGTCTTAAAACACTATATTACCAGAATACACATGACGGTAGTGGTGAAGTATACGACGAAGATGACGAAGATTGTGCAGCCTGTAAATTATAAAGAGAAAATAATATGAAACAAATTAAAGGAAAAGTCTTCAACAGGAAGGCAACAGACCACTTAAAAGCGTTAATGTTTTTTGACCCCAATGGCGGTCCAGAAATTGCACGCTACGACCACGTAAAATACCAGACAATGGAAAACTTTACGGAAAAACAAATGTCATTTTTTTGGCGACCAGAAGAAGTAGATTTATCAAAGGATAAGTTGGATTTTCGTGAGTTGCCGTTTGAACAAGAACACATTTTCACGAGCAACCTGTTTCGACAGATTCTCTTGGATAGTGTGCAGGGTCGTGGCGTCAACCTAATGTTCTTGCCACTGGCAAGTCTACCAGAAGTCGAGGTATGGATTGAAACTTGGGGAACCAACGAAACCGTTCATAGCCGCGCATATACTCATATCATAAAGAATATTTACGCCAATCCATCTGAAGTATTCGACGAGATAACAAAGATTCCAGAAATCTTGGATTGCGCAGCCGACGTATCTAAATATTATGATGACCTCGGTAACTGGAACGCTTTGCGAACCCTACATCAGAACAATGCATGGTGCAAAGAACATGGCATTATATTAGAAGGTAAGTATGATGAATACGCACACAAGAAAGCTTTCTGGTTAGCACTAAATAGTGTTAATATATTGGAAGGTATCCGTTTCTATGTTTCATTTGCGTGTTCTTGGAACTTCGCAGAAAACAAAGTTATGGAAGGTAACGCCAAAGAGATTAAGTTAATCTGCCGCGATGAAAACTTGCACCTTGGTTCAACGCAATACTTATTGAAGACATTACCATCCGACGACCCCGTATATGCTAAGATAGCACAGGAATGTAAAGAAGAAGTTCTTGAAATGTTCCTTAGCGCCATCCAGCAAGAGAAGGATTGGGCTAAGTACCTATTCCAACACGGTTCCATGATTGGTTTAAGTTACGAAATACTTTGCCAGTACGTTGACTTCATCGGAAGTCGTAGATTAAAAATATTAGGTTATGAAGTACCATTCGAACATCCAACATCCGACCCATTACCATGGACTAAGAATTGGATTAGTGGTAAAGAAGTACAAGTAGCCCCACAAGAAGCTGAAATAAGTTCATACCTTATCTCAGATATTAAACAGGATGTCGATGAAGATGTTCTTGGCGATTTAAGTTTATAAGGAGAAAAACTAAATGCGAATAAATGTATATGGTACAAAAGTATGTCCAAACTGTAAGACGGTAACAAACTATCTTGATGAAAAAGCGGTAGAATATCGATACGATACTATCGGAACAAGCGTTAGTGTGGAACAGTTAACTGAACATTTGGGCCGCATTCCCCGTACTGTTCCGATTATTATGATGGATGGTAAGGAAACTGACTTCAATGGATTGAAGACGCGTCTTAACCAGCTTGAAGTATTATCGGCAGGGGTTGACTCTTTGCACGGCTTAGAGTTATAATATTATTTTATGATAAAGACTAGAATAATTAAAAGAACCGAGCCTGATGGTCGTGTGGAATTCGTCATCCAACAGAAACATTTTATGTTTCGTTGGTGGTGGGTAGACGCATGGGTCAATAGTTGGTCTGGTGCTTCATGTAGAGATAGTTGGGATACGTTAGAAGAAGCAAAAGAAAATCTTTGCTACTTCGATGACACTCCTTCAAAAGAAGAAGTGGTAGGTTAATTACATTTCAATCAAGTCGTTGAAGGTTTTCATGTTACCTAAACGCTTGGTCGAAATATCGAAATACGTTTCAACTATTTCACTTCCAACAAAATTTCTGTTGTGC